CATCAAACTCAAATGCTGCCGACTCCTGAGCGCGACGGTCCGTCGGATTGGCCAGCGCATTGATTGCCTTGATAAAGCTGAACTGGCGGCTTTCACTTTCACTCATTCCGATATCGGCAGTGGCCGGTGCAGGCTTAGCGATATCAATTTTATCCAGTACGGCAGTGCGGAACTCTTCCAGCGAACGGCCTTGCTCAACAAAGTTGCGCGCTTCATCCTGCATGCTGTACTTATCAGCCAGCGCATGAATGCCGCTGACACGTTTTTGCTCATCGATGCGAGCCGTTTTTTTAATTTGCTCAACATCGACTTCGTTTGGTTTAATTTCTTCGGGCATTTGTCTATCTCCAGATAAAGAAAAACCCGCATCAGCGGGCTTTGATTTGGGTTTATTTTCCGGTTTCGGCTCCGGCACATCCGGCATGCCGCGTATCTCTGTGTCGTATTCTTTGGGTGCGTCACGAGCAACACCAACACTGGGGTCTGCAGGAATGCTCACAATTGAAATTTCAACCGGCTCCCAGTCCATTACACGATAGGTTTCACCATCATCGCTTTTAGACTCAAGAACCATGGAGTGAACGCGATATGTGGTTGACACCCATTTACGAACACCATCAATTACATCCTGGAATATCTCTTCGGCTCGGGCAGATTTTCCAAAGCGCACCATTGCCCGTCCAATACGGTCCGCGCCTATTTCTACAGATTCAATGACGCCAACATGATCACTTCGATCGTGCTCAACCAATAGCGCGCCACCTTCTTGCAACCGACCAAGACGGATTGAGGTTGGTGTGTGATCTAAAATCTCACCGCCAAACCAGCGGTCCACCACTGTTTCGCTTGAAAAGGATAGCGGCACTAATCGATTATCAACATCGATTTCGTCGCGCTTTAATACCAGCTGTCGCTGTAGTAATTCTGTTTTAATCTTTTTCGTTTGGATTGGTTCCGGCATTTGAGTTGCCCTCCTGTTTAAGCTTAAGCTTGTATTTTTCAAGCAACTCCTGCTCTTGCTGCAGCTGCTCAAACACTTCATCGATATCCTTGCCGGATTCCGCAATTACGTCTGCGCGGGTTTTCAGTCCGTTATCAATTGCGAGGATTGAGGCGTTGATATCTTTTTGAGGATCAACCCAAGCCCAACCCCGTGGCTGCCAGGTAACGGCGTTAAGCCGATCAAAGTCTCTTACGTCATAACCACCCAAACCACCAAAGAGTAATTCAGTATCAAGCCACTTTGAGAACACTCGCTGCATAACGCTATCAATCAGCCAGCGTTGATTGCTGCGCCACTGGTCGCGCTCATCAATAACCCCCGACCGTATAGAGCTGAAGTTGACACCCTCAAGATCTGATGCCAATCCGTTGTAGCTAACGTTGAGGCCTGAAGCAATGCCGCGCAAAACGGTTTTCATAAACGGTTGAAATTCATTCGACGGGTATTGTGGATCAAACGGTGTAAAAGCCACCCCATCTGGCAGTTGCTCGAAATGGCCCGGCTCAGCTTCACTTATCATCTGACCATTTACAGTGGCATCCCCGCTATAACCCTCACCATCAGGCGATGTAAAAAATCCCATTTTAGATGCACCGATTCGAGCATTCACAAGTGCCGCTTCTTCAAACCCTCCCAGCATATTCAGCCGTGTCATGGATGATGCCATCCAGCTGATCCCACGCTCCTGCTCAGGATGCTCAGCCCGGTAGGCATGAATAACCATATCTGCCGGGTAGCGCTTGCGCTCCGATCTGATATAGCCATGCTGATCCGCGGGATGCTTGGTTAAAATCCAATAGGCAATCGGCTGACGTCGATCGTTATATTCAATCGACATGCGAATGTTGCGATTATAATCTGTGTGCTCTGTTTCGAGCCTGTCTATATCTATTGGCTGCAGCCGCAGAGAGCGAGAGGCCCGATCAGGCAGCATGAGCATGAGCATTTCACCATCACGCGCCACTGTCTCCATGACCATATTCTGAACATCCACCCATGAAAGGTGCCCGTCAATAGTGCAGTTTCCCCACTTAACCCATTCACGCCAGCGCCGTTCGATCAGTTTGATAGCTGCCTCATCAGGCTTACCATTGGTCGTTTTGATTTTGCTTTGCATCACAATACCGTTGGTGCCGACCACATTAGCCTTAACCATGCTCAGATATCGACGCACATAATCATTGTCATTAGAAAGCTGCCGTGCCCGGCGGCGAATTAAAACACTACCCTGCTCAATCTGCTGGTTTTTACTCGCGTGAGTACCAACCCATCCACTTGTCAACCGGTTTAACTCTGCAGCTGAGAAACCACGCTTGCCCATGTATGGCTCTTTGCGTTTTAGTGGTTCAGTCTCTGGCTCGACAGTGCGTTTACTAAAAAAGGGGATCCGTAATCTCATCTGAAGCGCACCAATATTTTATTACTGACACCCATTCCATTGACCAGCTTCTCGGCATTTAATTCGCGTTTATATTCCGCCCGATACAGGTCGCGCCACTTGATCAGATCCGCAGGAGACATGGCGCCAACACTGCGACCATTTACTGAGACAGACATCTGATCACGTGAGGCTTTTCTTTCCAGCATTGCCTCAAGTGCATCAAGGGTTTTTTTAACGTGAGACCGGACCTCGATTCCATTTTCAGCGGCGGCAAAATTTGTTTTTACAGTAGCGCGGCCAAAACCTAGGCTGTATCGCTCATCATCTTTTGTGACATATTCCTGCCAGGCATAATCGCCAGCGGTATAATCAGCAGAATCTGTGGCAGATATTGTGAGCAAAAATTTTCCGTCACCGTTATTTGTTGCGGTAACTTCCTTACGAGCACCATCCTTAACCAATGAATAGGTCAACTCCCATCCATCCGAAGGCGGGTAATCTGGCAGATCTCTCAGCCATTTAACGGTATCGCCAGCAATAAATGATGCCGGGATTGAATTGTTTAACGTCATAATCACTCCATTTACCAACGTTTAGCGAAGCCGCCCCCGCGACGTTGGCGCCGGGATTGTTGTTCTTTTGATGGCTCAGGGTCTTTAGGTTTTTCTGTTTGCGCCTCAAATAACTCTGTTTGCGTTAACTTGCTTTCTAGTACAGACCATTGCGCCTCGTTGAGCAGGTGCACTTTGCGTGCTCTGGATGCGTGCATGGCATACACCTCACAATCAAGCGCTTCATTGCGTTTACCAGCCCGCAGCTGCCAAACCATTTTGTTGCGAATAGACCGATGCGGCGCTTTAACCTCGGCAACCAGGTGATCGTAATAATCGATAGGCACCTTGTCGTAATAATGAAACCGGTCGCGACCGTAACCTGTCAGCTTTAACCGCCGCTCAATTTCATCTTTAGCTTTATGTGTGCCGACGATGTGAGGCTTTAATCCATATTTTGCAGCCTTACTGTTGTGCCGCCCTTTTGTGTCAATCGATGTTCGTGGCTTGCTGAAAATCTCTTTTATTCCGTAATCCTGAGAGGCCCCTTTGACGGCCATCACCAGTGTCTGCCGATATTTGGCCTGCATCTTTCTAACCCAGTGATAAACGTTGTCAGACGTCTGACCATCTGAGCTGTCGATACTGAGCGCTGAAAGCAAAAGCTGAGCGCCACTTTCATGACTGAAGGCGGCAAACAATCGTTTTTCCAATGCAATCCAGACTGGATCTGACTTATCCATTACATTGCCATTGATCTCATTCCAGTAAATCAACCAGCTTTCTTCGTCGCGCCCCCATGCTCGCAGGATGACGGCAAAGCGATCATGCTGCACGTCCACCCCAGCAGTGATAAGCAAACCCTGCTTTGGCACGACCAGCTCAGGATAAGGCAACGCCATTGCGGCAAGCTCATCAGCTTCTGGCGCGTCTGATTTGTATTCATAAGCCAACCCCAGTGCGGAATTGGTGAAAACAATCATGTCTGTTTGGTCGCCTTGTTCGCTACTTTTTTGCGCCTCCAGGTACCGCTCCACCAGGCGGGAAAATGTTGAACCAGGGAACGGACTGTAAAGCTCGTTGATATAAAACCCGGCAACACCACGAAACTCTGCAGTGGCCTCCCACTTTGCCAGCCTTACGTTACGATTTTTTTCAGCATCATCCCAAACCGAGCCGCAATGCGGGCAGGCATAAAAGGCGGTTTCCGGTCTGGCATGACCATAAATTTCGTGGGACTTTTCTTTGTCTTCAGCCCATTTAATATTGGACCAGCTCAGCACATGCGATTCATTGCACTCATGACACGGCACATAAAACTTGCGTTGGTCTGAGCTGTTGTAAGCATCTTCAATTGTCGACAGACCCTTTACCGACGGCGTACCACCAAAGACAATCTTGCGCCGGTGATATGTTTTGGTTCGTTCCTCAAGCAGTTTAATCGAGTCACCCTGCTTTCCAACATTGATTGCGGCGTCGTCGGGCTCTTCAACAAACACTCTCGGCGCCGGTGTCGACTTCACATTACTGGGGCTGTTAGACCCGACCAGCTTAAGAAAGCCGCCAGGGAATTTTTTGAATAGCGCTCTGTTGCCATCCTTTTGGCTGGTCGCAACATCAATTTTTTTATGCAATCGCGGTGTGGCCATCACCATTGGCGCTAATTTTTCCTGTCCATATTCGCGAGCTGAGTCTGTTTTTGAAAACAGGCCAATGATTGGCGATGGATCAATATCAATAATTCGACCAATCCAGTTATTAATCACACCGTCAGTCCATGCCACTTGGGCGGATTTCATGCAAACAACTTTGTAAACGTTCGCGTCGTCGAGCGCTTCATGCATGCCCGCAACCCATGGCGTTAAACGTGAATCATATTTACCTGGTAATGCAGACGATTCAGCGGCTAGATATCGATATCGGTTTGCCCACTCAGTCGTCGTCAACTTCGGAGGTGGCAACCATCCGCGTAACACCCTCGTCATCATCTGGTTCGTCGTCTTCTTGCAGACGTGTTGCCAGGTGTTTAAGTGAGTCATGTACGCGGTCCACAATCAGTGATTCATCTATTTCGATGTTGTGCAAAGCTTTGATGTCGGTAGCGATTTTATGAGGCAAAGTTAAAAGCTCCTGCCTGGCAGCGGTAACCATGCTCACCAGGCGTGGCTCAATATCAGCGACCGGAACCAATACGCCAGCCTTTTCAGCAATCATCAGATGTTTAAGATCTGCGTTGGCGTTGGTTTCGCGAATCCTTGATTGCGTCAACTCTTCCTGAGCATCACCACCGCGCCCAGCTGCTTTCGATCGAATGTCGCGAATATAGGCAACACGCACATCCTCAAGTGAAGTGTTCGACGGTTTAATTCCAAGGTTGCTACATATCGTTCCGGCGTTACGTTCACTCATGTCGAGGTGGTCGCCGATTTCTTTCAGTGTCGCCATAACGATTCCATGAGAACAAACGCGATTAAGCACTGCAATACAGTGACCATCACCACTAAAATGAAACTGAACCCCTCATAGCACAGCAAATCTGTGAAAAAAACGAGGTGCGAATTACCCGCATTGCTGAACCCTTCAGGAGTACCTTTTACTTTGCAGAGGATAATGCACGCTGCAGTGATGATCTGAATGCCGATTCAACATACCTCTGCACCTCCTTCACCACTATCTGCTTGAACGGATATATTGATCGGTAATCTGCTCCGCCTTTAAAACTTACTAACAACTTAAGCCGTCCGTTTTTCAATCGCTGATAAATCCCAGCACGTGGACTGTTAACCAAAGCAAACGTATCATCACGCGCCATCAGGTTTTTAATTTTATTTTTTGGTAGGTTGCCGTATTGATTTAAACGCTGTTGGACAGGAATGATCAGCGCCCTTCCTTTTGGCTTTCTATTACCACCAAAGACTGCAAACTTTAAGTATTCAGCCTGAATATCCTGAACAAATACTGCAGACACCAGGTTGCTTTTATTGGATCGCCTTACCCTTATGCCTCGCTTAGTAAAAGGGGTAGGCTTATCAATGTGAACAACTAACCCCCTTACTGCTGCACGCTGACCAAGCACGGCCAACTTATTAAGCGCTAATGATGAGGCAAAAGGTATTTGCTTCTTTTCCAGATCAGAAAGCTTTTTAGTGAGCTTTCGCATATCCGCATTAAAGGTATCACTCATCAATCAACTTCTTGATTATGTTTGAGCAATGCCTCAGTTTGCGCTCTGGATAGATTCTCCTGTGCTCGGTTACGCTCAGCAGTGCTGCGGTATGTCAGGATTATGCAGATGATTGATACAATACCCAGTAATATCCCAACGACCATACTGAACATTTGCAACAATGTAGCGCCTGACACTGCCAAACCGATTGCGCCTGCCGTATAGGAAATCGCGCCCTGAGCATCAACACTGCCTGCTTCAGGTAAATCCATAAACACCTCATTGCTGTCACCAATTAATCGACGGGCAATAAAAAAGCCCCAACTGCTAAGCAGGTGAGGCTTGTTTTGATGCACCAATCGGCACGTTATGGCGAAACTTAAACTCTTTTGCGCGCACTTGCAAATGTTTTTTTAATACACTTCATGAGAAAGCATCTTAATCGCTTGAGCCACGCGACCTATACAGCGATCAATCGCTCGATTAATAACTGTGTGATGAAAACCCAATTTAGCGCTAATTGCGCGAACTGAGCAGCACTTACCATTTTCACCAGGCTTGTAATACAAACCGACAATATCGCGGTCTTGATGATGCAAATCAACCACTACACGACCAACTATCTCAACCAGCACGATATCGGTATCAATCTCCTGCCCTCTGGCCCGTAAAACAAAGGCCGAGCTTTTTGGGTAAGCTCTTGGCCCATAAAGCCTATCCATTGCACCCCATAATTTTAAACAATCATTCGCAAACTCATCATCCGCAGGATGTGTACTCACCTCAACTCCAGAGCGACCAGCCTGCATCAGCGCGAACCCTCCTGACTACCCAACCCAACCATCTTGCGAATATCAGCCAACTTGGCCCGACCCACATCATGATTGCGCGGTACCGGTTTCATTTCCGCTTTCAATGAATCACATACCGCAAGGAAAGCTGATAAATGTGGCGGTACCGCATTATTCTCAATACAGTGCTTAGCAGCCATTAACACCAAATCATTGCCGTAATATCGCAGCGATAACAACCACTCACCCGCCAAAGTATTGCAACCATCCTGACTACCAACCCTGCGCCGGAACTCATCCTTGTAGGCATCGAGAAACAATTTGAACACCTGATCAATCACCTTGTAGCCAACTGGTGGACGGATAGATTTATCCACCTTCTCCTGACCCAATCGGGCCATGCTCAACATCTGCTCACGCCCTGATTTTTTCATTGCTCACCCTCCAAGATACCCGCCTGACGCATTAACTCTTTTCGTCTTGCTTCCTCAGATTCTTTCTTTTGCTCACGCCCAGCCTTTTCAGCTGCTCGCTTAGCCTGAGTGATAGCATTTGCATCAGCCAATGCCTTTCTGAGTTTTTGCCGAAAATCAACTGACGCACTCTCTGAAACACTTATCTGCATCCCATGACCAATGCGTAAAACATCAGCTTCATCGGTCTTAGGTGCAGGCAATTGATGTAACGCCTGGTCATGTGAAATCAAACCAGAATACTCAGCCTTACGGATCGTCTGCTCGCGCAAATCAGCATCAAAACCAAGGCTTAAACTTGGTTTAGCTCTCAAACCTCTCAAGCGCGCTTCATCTAGCAATCTGTTGTAAAACTGACGAAACGCCATACGTGCACCAATCTCATCACCAGAATCGAAAGTGGGCTTGCAATGAAACCATGCTGCTTGCATTTCCTCAGTCCAGATAACAGAAACACTCTCATCAGCCGCCTTAATGACCTGTGGCCATGCCTCATCAGCAGATAAATGCCCATCCTGCTTGTTGATTATTTCGATGATATCCACTGGCTTTGGTGCAAAACGTGATGTAGCAACATGAATTTTTAACGCACGTATTGCCTGAGCTAGCGAGAATGGTGTCAAAACCTTCATCCAGATATTGAAAACACCTTCCTCCAGTGGCGGCTTATCGAAAATCGACAAAGCATCACAAAGCGCAACATCGAATTCTTCACGGTCTTCAATTCTCACAGCACTCGCTCCCCATTCACGTATGGCATATCAGAAAACTCGCCCGGTCGTCGTGTGGCTGTTTTCTTTCCACCAAACTGCTGCTGCCGTTTATGCCAGCCTCTGGCGGCCATCTGCCAATCACGCATTGGATTTCGTCCTACTCGCCAACCATTGCTGGCGTAGTATTCAAAAAAACCTGTCAGGTTGAGTTTGTTCTCTCGAGCGAAATCATCGATTTCCATTTCCGTGGGCGGCTCGAATTTTTTCGAGCGTGCTGTCTTTTTCTGATCTTCTGGTAGTGTGATGTTACTGGTAGTGTTATATGTCGGATTTAAATCCGAGTTATTTTCGGATTTATTTCCGAGTTTATTCGGATTTATTTCCGAGTTATGGTCAAATCTCGGATCTATTTCCGAGTTTTCAGCAAAATCCGGATTTAAATCCGAGTTTTCAGGCTCAAAATCATCGACTTGCACATCATCAGGCGCACTAAACTCGGATCTATTTCCGACATAGTAGCTACGACCTAAATCAGTCAAATTAACCAAATCCTTTTTTCCTGACTTAATGAAATTAATTAACCCCAAATCAGCCAACGCTTTCAAATGCCGATAAACCGTATCAGCTTTCAGGTTCAGTAGCTCCAGTTCATCCGCTATTTTCTGTCGTGATACCCAAAAATAAACCGAACCATTGATCACCTCAGACCGCGCCCACGTGGAAAGTCCTGTCAATAAATCGAATATCAATGCCTGATTAATGTTTTGAATCCCGAGGGCAATAGCACGCCTCTGATCGACATGAATTTGATACTTCATATAAACCGCCAGATATATTTATAACTTTGGAAATAAGTCGCGAACGACAGACGAATAAAATAATTGAGATTTTTACTTAAAAATGGGCCGCAAACCATCAGGATTGCCCAGCCAAATAACGCCGCTGCATTTCGCGAGAACACTTAGGGTGTGGCGTGCTGGAATGCTTTTTTAGCCCGCAAACAGGGCAAAACTGGCGAACGCTTAACCCGGGCGACTCATGACGTGCAGCGTCAGCCCGATGCCCCTTATCGCGAGCCGTTCGAGTGCTCATATTGCGAGACATTACTTGTTCCGATCCATAGCAGCCGACTCAGCCATCAACGCACAATAAGCGGCGGCATCCTCGTAATTATCCAACTTAAAATTACCCTGCTGACAACGCACCAGCTTGAGCAAAACCATAAACAGCCAGCCGCGCTCATCGCTATCGATTTGACCGTCACCAGTAATAGCTGTAAACGCTTCAACAGTGGCGGGAATCGAACGCTCACCACCAGGTGTGTCATACATCGACTCGCGGTCAATCATGTGCTGCTGTGCAGCGGCTAAAACATCCTTAGCAATAACATCAGCCATATCTAAACCCTTGATTTAAAAACTGTGATAAATTCACAATGCCAATAAAATTAAAGGAGCATCTTTGTATGCATTTACCGCTAATGAACGGCCAAACAGCCCTATACCAAGTCGTGGTTCGGCTTAACCCGACAATGAAAGGTGACCAACCACAGCAAATAGGCGTAAATCGACTAAAGATGCTTAATGAGATATTGGCGGGAATTAGTGAAAAAATGGACTGCGTACATAGCTCCAAACTGTTAGATGTAACTGTTTTTTTACTCAAAAGCCGATACAGGCCCAACTTCATCACCGAAACACTAGACGGCAACACAAGTGCAGTAAAAACCACATTCTTACAGGCAGGTGAAACCGTCTTTGTGACCGAATTAGTCAAACAAGGTATGAGTCGCTCCATAGGTCTCAGCAACTCCGAGACCTGGTTGCAGCGCAATTCTTCATAACGCAATAACACCCGCCAGAAATACAGCCAAACTTTTTATGCGCCGCATCCTGGCCATGAATATCAGCAAATGCTTTCCATGCCGCATTAGGCGGATCAAAAATAGCCCAGAATGATTTGCGTTTTAAATATTCTTGGCGTGCAGATATTCGTTTAACAGCAAAGTAATATGGAAAAAACAAACCCCGATTAACACCAAAAAGAGAGGTTACAAAAACCGCAAAACAACGCGACGCCAGCAACCTATCAAACCGGTTTTCACAAACAGTAATATCTATATGGGAATTCACATCAGCCACGTATCAACCTCCAAAACCCAATTACCGGAAAACTCACCAACCACCAAGCCAGCTGAATAAAAAACACCGTCAAGCAACCCAGCAAGGTCAAGCAAACAACTCCCAACGTGCCAACCAACTCAAACGCAGCCACCAACCACTGAAACCAAGACTGATACCGCATTAATCTTCCCGCCTACGGCCAGAGCGCACTCGAACACGCGGCGCACGGACTCGATAACGGGCAAAAGGCTGCTCACTATCAGTCGGTTCAGGCTTCAGTAAATCTTTGGCATAAGCAGGCGACGGCACCAAGCACGAACCGCCCAACGTCACCACCAGGCACAAACACAACACCTGCTCATAGCGCAAAATTCCCTTAATCACCGCAATGGCGATGGCACTTATCGCGTTATCAGCGTCTAGCTTAGAAATTGCGCTATGTAACTGCCCGTTAATCGTCGCCTTGGCTCGGTGACGCAGTTTCGCCGTCTCATCGCGTGTATGGCCCTCAGCGGTAGACGCCAGAGTCTCCGTTTCGTGAGGTGTCAAATAATCATTAATCGGCTCGTAAACCACACGGTACTGACTCATGGAAAAACCCTTTTTGAATATTTCGATCCATGCGAAACCAGATCGAGGAGATCAAACTGTGAACCATCGAATAAAAAAGGCGACCGAAGTCGCCAAAGGACACCCCGATGAAAAGAAAATTGGAAAACACCGAGATGAGAGAGAGTCATGCTGCAGAATCCTGTTGATCACGGTCAGCTTGTAAAGCGCCATTTGTTAGCACTTCAATCTGATATTGACGGCCAATCGGGATCTGTTTCCACTGTCGAACTGCCTGCTTTGTTATTTTTAAAGCAGTTGCCAGTTTGGTTTTTGAACCAAAGTATGAAATTGCGTCTTTTTTATCCATGCGCAAAAGTAAAGCATACTTTCTAAGTAAAACGCAAGCATGATTACCTTTCTGTTAAGTATGATTTACTGATGATAAATAACTTCAATGAGAGACTTATTTTTGCCATGAATCGGGCAAAAATGAGTAAAGCCAATTTGGCAAGAAAAGTGGGTATCAGCCCGCAGGCCATTGGTGCGCTTGTTAATGGAGCGTCAAACGGGCCAAATCATGAGAACCTGATAAAAATTGCCAGGGCATTAAAAGTTAGCTCGGACTGGTTGGGTGCTGGACAAGGTGATATCGAACCAGCAACGCGATCCGGTTCTTCACATTTGAATATGGTTCATGACGTGACTTTTAATGAAAAGGATTATAACGCCGTAATTGAGTTGAAATCATCAAAAGTGCCGCTGATCTCACGCGTACAGGCAGGTAAATTTTGTGACTCCGGCGATGTAGGTGAACCTGAGAGCTGGCTTTTTGCACCACTTCTAATGAGCGAATCAAGCTTTGCATTGCGAGTGGCTGGTATATCAATGGAGCCAAACTACATGGACGGAGACATAATATACGTCGATCCAGATGTTCAATATAAACACAATGACGATATCGTTGTTCGACTTTCAGATTCTGGGGAGGCCACGTTTAAAAGGCTTCAAATTGATGAAACAGGAATGTACTTAATAGCGCTCAATAAAAACTATCCTGCCCCGATAGTTCCTCTGGGTACTGAGGCTCAAATCTGCGGTGTAGTAGTTTTCTCTGGCAAATTTAGAGCCCGCTAGTTAATGTTTTTTATTTGGTTAGAGCCGCATTGCATGCAACGCCACCCGCCAAACTTTACTGAACTGCCAATCCAAATGATCAGCCATAGACCAAAGGTGATAATAGAGAGTAACAAATGCAAAATATGGCTTGTGCCTCTTCTGAATACTACCCTACGTTCATTACATTCTTTACAAAAGCCACTTCTTTTTTCATCTGCCATTATTAATCCCTTTTAGTTGCACTCTCTTGAAACATCCCGTTTTCTATCGTTGATTCTGGCCTCATAGCGCAGCTTATCAGCCTGCGTATACCCTTTGCGTTTAGCCGTTTCCCACCTTTCGACCACACCTGTCAGTTGATCGCGATAATACTGACAGCGTCGATCATCAATCTGTTTTATCTGCTGATTATAGTTCTGACGATATGCTTTATTTTGTTTTTCAATTGATTCGAGCAATCGCCTTTGCGATTCTGCCTCTGGTGAATCAATTTCTTGCTGCCATCCCACTGAGGGTGCTGATGGGATAGGTACACGGTGAGACTCGCCCTGTTCAGCGGTACAGGGTTGAGCCTGAAACGCCATACTGCCAGACGAATCAATGCACTGATACATCTGGTCAGCGTGCGCCTGCCCGGCAAGCAACAAAAAAAACAATGAAAAAAACGTCATTAAGCAATCCTTGCATGAGATGAAGATTAAATTTAACAAAATAAAAGTAAACCATGCTTGACTTGAAATTATAAAGCATGGTTTACTCTTCCTCACGGTGCCCGAAGAACACCGCCCCGCTCGGAACTCAATCCGACCAAGACCAGGAACCGAGCGGGTTACTTAAAGGGGAAGGTAAATGAAATACACCATCGAATGTAAAAGCCCAGAACGCGACCCATACACCCAGTTACAAAAAATTGACACCACCATCGGTGTGCTGTTTGTGGTCGCATTCTTTATCGCGCTGCTTTTCTGATGAAAGCCAATCTCAAACGCTTCTGGGCTCGCAACGCCGACCCCATCCTGAACACCACCTTTGTGCTGGCCGTACTCATCGCTGCACAGGTATTCACCAATATGGTGCCAGCATGAAAAATCCACCGAATAAGCTCATCTGTGATGCGGTTATGTATCACATCGCCACAGTCTCAGCCGAATCAGCAAACCCATCCGGCAAACACTTTGGCCGCAAAGTCCTGCGTGACACCATCAAAATGTGGCTCGACGACTTCACCCAGTTGGAATTTAACGTCGCCATTCAATGGCTGCTGGATAAGAACTATTTGAAAACACTAGGCCAGCACTCTGTTGGTACCGGCACGGGCAAGGACATTAAGCAATACGATCTGAACGGCTACATGCCTTATAAGCAAATCAGCCCAGAGCAGCTTGATGCTGAGAAAAGTCCCGAACAAAAAATAGTAAACCCCGAAAATCGGCCAAAAGGCATATTGCGGCCTATTGTTGAAGCGCCCAAGCGTGAACCATTAACAGTCGTTTCTGGCAGCTCAGCAGTCACCGATGATGAGCGAAAAGAAATCAACAGAGTGATTCAGGCTGAACCACCCGCTTTTATGCTTAAAGAAATCAATGAATTTCAACCAATTGAGCAATCACTTAACACGCTCAAAGCCAGGCTAAACGGCAAATCAGTTGAAAACCTCACCATCAAACTACGCACGCTCGATGGGCTGGCCAGATTGCTCGACCCGGAAATCAGCGAAGTGCTTAACCAAATTCAACATGACCTTAAGGAGATAACCCAGTGAGTGATATGCAGACACAAATATCAGACGCATTAATTTTACTGATAAAAGTTTTACCTGATGCCGACAATACTGTTGGGTTTGAAATCGAGCATGCAGGTAAAAGCGGTTTCAGGCTCCCAGCATTTTTTGCTACATCAAGCCAAATTGGAGGTTGGTGGCTAGGAATTACACCAGAGTTAGCCGTTAAGCGACTGCTTCGTGCAGCAAAAATTACCCGGGTTGAACGATACATTCGCATTAAATCCTATGAAGAAGCTAAAGGTGCTGCAGCATGAAGCAAGCCATCAACCCAGAGCACGTAATTCAGCAGCTCAGACGCCTGCAAACCGTATTTGCAAACGAAGAATCCAGCATCGCCATGCGAATGAGTAACCGCAGAGGTAAGCACGGCCTAATCAGCACCGTTGTCGGTTATGTGGTCACGCACGAACGCCTCAGCGACCCCATCATCAGCACATGCCCAAAACGCGCCGTTGATAAGTTAATGGCAAAACGGCACATCACCGGCGTCGAACAGTACTGCCGGATGTATCTGCAAGGCGGTGCGGCATGAGCATCCTGCAACCCCTACTCGACATAGCCCGCGACCGACGCATCGCCCTCGAAAACATCAATCGAGACATCCTCAACATACAAAAGCTGCTTGACAACAACCCGCTGCACGCCTGCAAACGCTGTGGCGATGGTGGAAACCTCTCATGGTGCGAAAAGAAAACACCCGACGAAACCGGGCAACACCTGATTTGCATCACCTGCTTTAACTGCAGCATTCAAACCATTCCACAAAACTGCTTCACCAATGAGCCAACCAGTTTTTTAAGTGCAATACACGACACCATCGAAGCATGGAACGGACAAGTTAAATGAGCACCACCCTCGCGATGGTAAGGCTGGCAAATCGCGACCCCAGCACGCAGGGGGGGCAACAGCGTGCAACTGTCGGCGGGGTACTCCTTCCCTGACCTAAAACAGTCGAGTGGTGGGCGTAACTCACCGTGCATCAGGCTGCTGATTGTAGTGATGGGTCACGTACCTACCATCCTCTCTGGCGAGACAGTCAGCAGCCTAATGCGGTGAGACGAGCGCTGTCATTTTATCGATGGACAAGCCGGGGTGCGCTCCCCCGCCGGATAGAATCGGTAACCGGCCACCGCAGAATTACAACCCAGAGCGTTCCGCTATTACTGGACGCAGTAGCAACCGACGTGAGCCAGACGCTGAGTAGCGGCAGCGGGCTGGACCCAAAAAGATCGTATTGCGATCTATGTTGCGTGAGAGCCGTCATTGGGAGTGCTACCTCCAGTCGGATAAGCGAGTAGACAGCATAGATCGCAATGCGGTGCGAAACGGCAAGAGCGTAATAATCCGGGGAATAGGCTCCCAGTGCCGACCCGGCGTAACACCGCAGATAATTTATGGAGACTGATATGAGCGAACAATTAAGAATACGTGCCCAGCGTGCAAATTACAGTTCAAATATTGAAATTGCCGTTTATACCAAAACGCATGCTGCCCAGCCGCTCACCATGGAGCCAATTTCTGAAGCTCAAATCCTGCACCCAATAGCCACGATTAATAAAAATGAAGCCCAACAGCTCATGGATGATCTGTGGCATGCAGGTATTCGTCCATCTGACGGAACCGGGAATATTGGTCAGCTGCAGGCAACACAGCAACACTTAAAAGACATGAGGGAAATTACTTTTAAAAAGCTTGGAATGGAAACGCCTTGATGCCTGAACTTAATTGCTCCCGCTGCTGGCAACCCGTTGGCCAACTCACAGACGGCCACATCGATTACGGTGTGCGCCTGATCTGTGCCAACTGTGACGACAAGAAAATGAGCGACGGCATACCTCACTCACTGCCCGAATTTCTTCGCGTCAGCCCATCAATGAATCAACACATGGCCAGAGCCGGGAATGAATCGAAATGAAAGCAATTGATTTATTCGCTGGTGCGGGCGGTTTCTCGATGGGTGCCAAGATGGCTGGAATCGAGGTGGTGTGGGCAGCAAACCACTGGCCAGATGCGGTGCAATGGCATAGCAATAATCACCCCGACACCCAGCACATTTGTCAGGATCTGCACCAGGCTGATTGGTCAAAAGTCCCATCACACGACATATTGCTGGCATCACCCTGTTGTCAGGGTCATAGCAAAGCCCGCGGCAAAAAGAAAAGCAACGCAGAGCATGATGCCAGCCGAAGCACTGCATGGGCAGTCATTTCAGCGCTTGAATTTCATAAGCCATCCGTTGCTGTTGTTGAGAACGTTAAAGAGTTTCTTGATTGGTCACTTTACAACGCATGGTCACTAGCTTTAAAGGCTCTTGGTTACAGCGTAAGCGTTAATATTGTCGATGCTGCAGACTTCGGAGCACCACAAAACCGGCAACGCATGTTTTTGGTTCTGTCTCGCAGTCAAAAAGCTATAAAACTAAACCTGAAAAAACAGGATGAAATCCCTTCCAGCAGCTTTATAGATTTTGAAGCTGGAAAATGGCAGCCGATTTTTAAGCCAGGTAGAGCTATCGCCACACTCAAAAGAATCGATGCTGGACGAAAACAGCATGGTGATCGATTTCTTATTAGTTATTACGGCAATACAAAGAACGGCCGAAGCCTGAACCGACCAATTGGCACCATCACCACCCGTGATAGATGGGCCATTATCGACGGCGATAAAATGCGAATGCTTAGTCGCTTTGAATGTCGCGACGCGATGTCGTTCCCCAATAACTATCTATTACCTGAGAATCATCGACTTGCAGTTCACTTGATGGGAAATGCTGTTTGCCCGGTTCCTGTCATGCATTTGCTCAATGCTATTCAGGAAGCTGCATGAACGCCCCCCAGCCAGATCTCTTTTACCCACTGATCGGCAGATGTGCAGGCTGCAGCAACAGCCAATGCCCTCACCCATCGATTAGAGAAAACAACCCAATGGCCAATTGCGGCCACTGGACAGATGGCAACCCAACAGCTGACCCGTTTGAAGTCACCATCACATCAAAAGCCTACATGGTGGAATCAGAAGATGTGCACCTCAACTGCACGCCAAGCTGTCGCAAAGGGCTGCCCAGTAAACGTAATTACCCGACAGTGTTTATCTGAGGAAGCATTATGAAATGGTCAGCAATAGCGCTAATGATTGCCCTCGCCTGCTTCGTGATATTCGTTGCCTTTCCCAAGAGTGGCTACACCTTAGAGGCGTTATTTCTCTCGATGTACTTTGTTGGCGTCACTCTGATTTGTTTAACCATAGAGGATGGAGTAAGCCCCTCATGAAACCCGAAATACTCAACCGACAGCACGGCAGAAAAATGCTGATCCGATACAACGGCATGACCAAAACTGTCGCGGAATGGGCCGCCTACTTCAACGTGTCAAAAGGCCGCTTTCAAAACTGGCTGTCACGCCATGGTGTGGAGTACGCCTTTAAACGTGGCCATCAAACCGAAGCCGAGCGACAAGATAAAACCCAAGACAGAAAGCACGGCGACTGGACCACACCACTACCCCGGCATGACAAAGATCTGGAAGCTAAAAACCGACTACACCACTGGTCAAATCGATTCACACCCGATGAGATTGCCGTGAAAGCAAAAATGATGAGGTTAGCGTGATGAGATTTGTATATCAATTACGGGGATGGCTACTAATCAGACCAATACGGTGGTCGTTTAGTCGAATGATATCCAGCTCATGCTGTTTACGAGTGATGCCTCGCAAGCATGAGTTCTGGGGGTGGCAAATGCCAAATATTCACTGGTGGATTTTATATAAGACCGTGTTTGAATTTTTCCATTGGGTTGAAGGTAAAGCTTGGCGATATTTTTGTGATTGGACTGATGGATTTCGTCAATCTTATCCGCTGATAGCAAGGGTGATTCATAAAATTGGCAAATCAACTGCTGGTTATGCGATTTCAGGCGGTGAATGCTATCACTGCGCTGCAGAAGAAGGTTGTCAGGTTGAGTTATCTCAAGACGAAACGGGGCAAAAATTCCAGTTAATTGGTGCATGGTCAGTCCGTACCCAAGATGGAACGGATCACCGATTTATGGGGATTACCACATGCCCGAAATGTGGCTACAAATCTGAATATGAGGATGGGTCGTTATGACTAAAGAACGTTTTTTACCTCTGCCAGAGGTGAAGTCAAGAATCGGCAAAAGCAAAGCTTTTATCTATACCCATATGGCAAGGGATGAATTTCCCAAACCTGTGAAAGTGGGCAGATCATCTGTCTGGGTAGAGTCAGAGATTGAATCATGGATGCGTAAAATGATTCATCAGCGTGATGCGGCTTAACCGGTTTGAACCTTACGATTTATCGGCACCACTTTGTGCTTGCTGATTTTGCTGTCTACATACTTGGCCCAGTCATTCATCATGCTGAACCGTTTTTTTAACATATCACCACGGGCATAGGCTTTTTCTGCACTATCCGTCAGCTGATGCGCCAGCGCAAACTCAGCCAACCGGAACGGGTGCCCGGTTTCCTCACCGATATAATCCCGAAAGGTACTGCGAAACCCATGCACCGTGATATCTGTCCGACTCATTCGCTTTAACACTGCAGCCATCCCGCCATCACTGAGCGGCTGGCCATATTTCCATCCCGGAAAAACATACTGATTGATGTGTGGCATTTCCTGAATCAACTTAACCGCTGCATCAGATAGCGCCACGCGATGTGGCTTGGTCATCTTCATTCTGGCTGCAGGGATATCCCACTGCTTTTTCTCCAGATCAAACTCATCCCACTTGGCCATTCGCAATTCAGTGGTTCTGGGTACCGTTAAGATCAAAAAGCGTAATGCCTTAGCGGCCACGCCCGGCATGGTGACAAGTTCAGCCATAAACGCTGGCATATCGGCATAATCTAATGCTGGGAAATGCTCATCAGTGCCGTTCTCCTGGTGCCGTTTGCGCTTCACTTTTTCCGGGTTAGGGTAAAACGTATCCAGCAGCCCTTTCCATCTGGCCGGATTTGCCTCTTTACGCCATCCATTGGCAATCGCGTAATCAATCACCGACTCGATGCGCTGACGCACCCTGCTCGCTGTTTCGGTCTTAACGTGCCATATCGGATCGAGGCAGCGGCGAATGTGCTCAGTTTGAATGTCCTTAACCGGCAAGTCACCCAGAACGGGATAAGCATACGTGTCCAGTGTATTGGTCCACTGCTGAATGTGTTTTTCATTGGTCCATTCAGATGATTTGCTCGCAATAAGTTCAGCAGCACACACACGAAACGTCATCAAATCAAGACGGTTGCGCTGGTTTGATTGCTTTAACTGTCGCGCACGGGCATCCACGGCACGCTGACGCTCATCTGCTTCATGCTGTGCCGGGTCTATACCACGCAACACCATTGAACGCTTATCAACCGCAGCAGAGCGCGCATCAGCCAGTGTGTTTGATTTCTTATCATACGGCCCCAGCCCCATCCATTTACGCTGATTATTCAACTGGTATCGAAACAACCAGCTTTTTGTACCGTTTTTGGACACATCCAAATAAAGCCCGTTTCCATCGGCATATCTGCCTGGTATCGAGAGATTATTTACCTGCAGCACAGTAAGCTTATTTATGGCCATGAAATGGGTCTCAGTGATTTTTGTACCACTTTTTGTACCACATTATGCTTGGCTTTGCAGAAACTTTAAAACACCTCAGAAGACGTGAATTAATGTAGGTGATTGATTTAGATTGATTTATGCAACACTAAAAAGACTTTAGCGAACCACAAAAACCGCCCATCTGTAGGACTGTCCCTCCGCCAAACAAACTAACGGACTTCGGTCCGTTTTTTTGTATCTGGGGTTTGGTAATTGTGATTTTAGTTGATGTGTATTTAGGAAATATTTCAGGCTATATCATCGGATATAAACAAACCATATTAAACTCACAGCTTCAAGTTCTCACTTTGCTGCCCAAGCAAGAGCGTTTGAACGAGTTGCTAATAAACTTATGCGCACCTTCTTCTATAACGCAGAACTTGCCTTAAAGTCATGTGCATTTCCATCCTGGATTTAATCATCTGAAAATCGATATACATGATGATTCCTATCACAGTAATGCCAAATAAAAAGAAAATGTCACCACTCGTTGGTAACAGGTTCAACAAAAACCGAACAATTATTTCGAGCTGAAATGCGAGCAAACCCAAAACCATAATGATGATTTTGTAAAAGTGCTGAGATAATCCCACCTTGATTGCTGAACGCTCTCTAACACCTTTGATGAATACTTTCCGTAATAATCTTTGCATTTCCATAACCAAGTTATTTCAGGAAAATCATATTAGTCACATCATTTTTAAAGCCGCATTAACCTGAAGCAAAGCAGTCATAAAGCGCTTTTTGCTTCGAATTTTCGCCCATCTGCCCCCCGGTGTATTGACCCTTTTGCAGATCGTGTCGTAGCTATTCCCTTGAGGATTTTTCGTAAAATCAGGACGAGCAACTGTAATACGACAGTCCGCCGACCTCAAAAAACGCTTGTGGCTTCAGCCTGTAAAATTTCTCCTCTACCTCTTTCGAAAGCTCATCGTATGGATTAGTCATGACTTCTTGCAGCTCTCGAATAAGTGAGTAGTCTCCCTCCTTAGCTTGCTGATAAGCAGGCACAACTAACCACTCCCGCAAACTGTATTTTGGATTGACCCGTTTCATCTGGCTGGAGAGCTCTTCATGAGAAAACGGATGCGTATCTGTCGTGTTGGCCTTAACGATGAGTGTTTTCCATTTTGTGAGCCATTCTGACCAGCGATTATCTATCCGTTCGTGATCACGATTATAGGAAGGGTTCTGGTAAAAGCTGTTTTTTAGTGAACCAATATCGTCGGGCAGCATAGAGAGTTCGCGAAAGAAAATGGTGTAATCAACCGATGTTTGCATCATCAGCGTTACAAGCTCGCTAAACAACTCCTCATTAAACGTATCCAGCCCAAGTTTGACTGCCCACATTTTCTCCATTTGCACCTGCATTACTGATGCGAAGCTGCTTTGAATCTCGTCGAGCTGACTCAGAGCATCCGGATGCGAAGTCAGCAACGGACGCAATGCTGTACAAAACATGTGAAAGTTTTTTTCCGCTGCGACAGGTTGATTCAAAAATGCGAAATGTCGTCCTCCTCCCGTCCATGGCTGGTAGTAAGGATCAAACATATCGCAGAATCCGAATGGACCGTAGTCGAGAGTGAATCCACCGGCAGCACAATTGTCGCTGTTGAAATTACCCTGGCAGTAACCTACACGGACCCAGTTCGCAATAAGCGATGTAAATCGGTTTCTGTACTCGCGAGCAAGCATCAACACTTTTTCGGGGGTGCTCAGATTTTGGTCGATGACGTCACCATACTCACGATCGATCAGGTGCAAGACTATCTGCTCCAGCTCTTTCATTGTTTCTGGATGTTCATTGTTACGGGCACGGCGACCGAAGAGCTCAATTTGACCAACCCGAATGAAAGACGGTGCGACCCGCGTCGAGATAGCTGCTGGCTCTGATATAACCGTATCTGGATCTCTAGAGTGTGAGCCTTCTGAGTACCATGGACGTCTTACTTTTTCGGTTTTAGACACATACAGACTCAGAGACCGTGACGTTGGCACCCCTAGCGCGTGCATGTGCTCCTGTGCCAGAAACTCTCGAATACTTGATCGTAAAACAGCGCGTCCATCTGCGCCGCGGCAGTATGGCGTCCGGCCTCCTCCTTTTAACTGCATTTCCCAACGCTGACCATTGATCACTGCCTCCAGCACCGAAATAGCACGACCATCGCCGTATCCGTTGCCGGTCTGAAAAGGACATTGCTGGGTGTATTCGGTACCATAAATTGACAGTGCATAGCCACATGCCCAACCAACCTTACGCATCGGCTCCGGAACGCTTGTAAGATTGCCGGAGAACACACGCATAAAGTCGGCCGACTGAGCCAAACTATCGACGAAGCCCAGTTCGCGAAACAGGTTTTTACTATGTGCCACATACTCGGGATTTTCGAGTGGCGTTGGACTGACAGGAACATAATGGCCTGAAAAGACTTGTCGGGGTAAATGGTCAGCACCATTTGCTGTTGCGTCAGGATCAGCATTGAGCGTGTCCATAAACGAGTAAATTACCAACTCTGCAAGATTGTCGAGATTGGAGATTGTTTCCATAGCGTCGGTTTGCTGGTGTTGTCGCATTACCATCGTGCTCCTGTTAAGGTGAGGAAAAAGCTGCTTTACCGCTGATTAATCAATTGCATCGGCAACTTGTCCGATTACAGTTCAACACTTTGAGCAGAACTTTGGATCACTTTCTGATTGTCACTTGAGGATTTGCCTCTCTGACAGCTGTCACACATGTTAGTGCTTAGTTTTTCTTGCCACTTCTCCACAATAGAAATTCTCTCACCAGAGTTAGTGAGCCACTATTTCTTGAATTTATACATTAAACCGTAGACAAAATTAGATGTGGGTTAGGTGATAGATTGCTTAGAGCTAAAGATCAAAT